GCATTTTTATTGTTTTATTATCCATCCATGTTTTCCCCGTCGGGGCGCCCGGATTTCTCCTACATGAACTTCGTCGGCTCTTCGCCTAGGGATCCACCCCTATCGCCATGAATTGGTATGTCATGGACAAAATGTTTTTAGGTCTCGTACCAGCTTTTCCCACAATACAGACGTAGTGATTTTGATACCTCAGGTGTTTCCACCCCTTTTGGCCACTAGGTCATCCCGCCCAAAGGATTAATTGTTGGGTATTTAGTTTCGAAGTTTATAGACTTTATTGGTCTTCATCGCATATTCGGGGCCTGTCCCCGTTCTTAGTTTATAGACATAAACAGAGTCATTTGTTAATTCAGGGCCTGCCCTATTCTCAGTTTAAGGACTTAAATTGGGTCCATTGATTAAGCGGGCACTCTCATGAGGGGGTCACGACTGTCGCGGCAAAGACTGTCCACGATGCGTCTGATCCGCTTGAAGTGGCCATAGCAACACGAGCGTCAATGGTGTCTGTGTTATAACAGACAACCGTAAGATTGGTCGTGGGGCCACCCCAGGTTTGGGTGTTTGAATATTCCGTCACTGTTCCACCATAATAGTTGGTGGTAATGGATGTAGGGACGGCTGGACTCATAAACACGGAAATCATGGCGTATGCCTTCGGAGGAATTATTAATTCACCGAGTGCAGGATTAAACGTCACTTTCCATGGGTCCGCCGTTGCTGATAACACTATATCCGTAGGATTGGCTCCGAACAGTGTGTTGCTGACGGGTGTCACAAACCCCTGGGTTACTTGCAGCAATGACCTAGGTGAGAGCTCCGCAGGTTCCTATGCGATGGGAATCATGAATTCAATCTCATACGTTACCCAAAGTTGGCCAAGGGACTGCCCTGCGTTAGGGCATTCTGAGAAAAACACTAGTTTTCCAAAGTCATAATCAGGCTTGGCATTACTGCCAATTGTTGCTTGCCTAATAAGACGACCATTCCTTGGTTGGGTCATTGCCCCAGACGTCACAAGATCGATTTTTGAGTGTTGCCATGTAGGTCCACTAACGGATCGGAAAGAGTTTATCGCTTCTGTAATGTTAGCTGGGACGGTGCTATTCACATTGTAGAGATTCACCATACCAACCGTCCCGTCAGCGCTCGTAGCGCTTGTCGGGACGTATTCGGCTTGACATTTTCGTACGCGATAACGCGTGTAATTCCTCGCGATATTTGGCAGCCACGTGAATGGCCCAGTATCGTCGCCACCTCCAATAGTGGAGGTTAATCCGGGATTCACGTCACAGAACACAGCGTTGAAGGTACCGGCAACGGGGTGGGTGACGAGATTCCAAAGTTCCTTGTGTCGTACGACAACACCTTCGGAAGATGTGAGCATCTGGGGGGGTGCAATGTTTCTGTTTACTGTGCCTTTCGACACTGGCGCGTTTTGCGTGCGTACAGAATACGTTTGGGTTTCCTGTTTCTGTACAGAAACGGACTGGTTTTTGTTTTGATTCCTACGTCGTTGGGTTCGACGTGATCGTTTGGATTGTTTTTGTTGTTTTCGCGGCATGAATGATTGTATGGGATCCAAGCTCATTCGGGCTCCGACTATACATCCCCACCTCCTCGCGTTCACCCGTGTAGTCTGTCGGCATTTATGGTTTTAAGCCAACTTAGCACGGAAATATTAAGTCCACCACATTGGACACCGTTTTGGGTGATTAGGGTGGGAACCCCATTTTTAGCACGTAGCAGACACCACGCCAACCTCCCCCAGAACGACCTCCTCTTCGAAGTCCCATACTGGGTCCCAGTTTTTGTAGTAATCCTCAAGTTCTCGTTGGCGATCTGGGACAACTCCCCATGCCATAAAGAAACTCGATCGGGCAATGTCAGTTACCGTGCTGACTTTCGCCTCCATACCCCGTGCAAGGAATTCAGCCCCACAGGTATAAACCTCCTTGTGGTGCGGAACCAAACCCCTAGCGAGCGCCAGATAAAACTCTTGCATTATGGGAACCCCACTGCAAAGAGCTATTCCACACCCGGCTATCGCGGCCCTCCATTCGTCAAAGGCCTGTTTTGTGGCCATACGACGCAGATTTGTTGCGTCCTTTAGCCTTGATACGTCACAATCCCGCACCATAACCCAATGGCCCGGGCGTATCTCAATGGGGTGGCTCTGACAAAATTTTACATGTTCCAACTCACATGCGATGCCTTCCACCTCCAACTCGAATCCTAACCTCATAAAGTAGCTATCAAGACAGTTTAGAACCTTAGCTACCTCGTCCTCCTCTACCACCAGGCAACAGTCGTCACCATTGTCTATAAAGTGGTAGTCTGCATCAGTCATTTTGAGATCATCAAGAAGCTTCTTGAACATTAAACATACCAGAACCACGTTTCCGAGTCCTGTATTAATGTCTCCCGACATACGCTTTCCAAATGTTTTGTACTTCGCGGTGCCGTCAGGCAGTCTCATTTCACACACATTTTCCAATTGCTCGTTGAGCAACCAAACAAGTTCTTTGTACTCATCATTAGTACACTTGCCTAGTCCCCGTGCTTTTTGGAACATGGTGAGGTAGACCTTATGTTCAAGGAGTAGAGCCTCCTTTGATACATGCTGATCAAAACGACTAAAATCCATTCGTATTCCCCGTGGCCGCTTGAAGCGTGCCCAGGCCGCATGAATCGCTTCCCCCTGCTGGG